CCAAAGCAGTTGCACCAATCTTATTAAGTTTTGCTAAAGATTTTCATGAGTTAGTAGAACCTATTGATCAAGGCCAATTAGATGATTGGGGTTTTGCTTTTAGGCAGACTAGGGGATCAGATAGAATTTTAAGTAATCACGCATCCGGTACGGCCATTGATCTAAATGCAATTAAACATCCTTTAGGCAAGTCAAATACATTTAATAAGGATCAGCGTAATACAATTAATCTACTCATAACTAAATATGGTTTGGCCTGGGGCGGCAACTATAAAAAGCGCAAGGATGACATGCACTTTGAAATTGCGTTAAACCGTGATCAAGTTAAATCAAAAATAAAGGAGTTAGGTTTAAATGAAAATTAACAAAAAACAAAAAGAGATTTTTAAGTCATACCTAAGAAGCGTTGCAGTGGCATCAGTTACAACAGCATTGGCTTTAGTTGCTGATGTGCGCCCTGAATTGGCAATTGTGGCAGGTGCGGTAGTTGCACCTTTATTGCGTTACCTTGATCCACAAGATCAAAAATTTGGAATCAATAGCAAATGACCGCAAATGATTGGATGGCATTAGTCGTATCTATTTTCACAATAATTGGCTCATTTATTGCTTCAGTACGCTGGTTGGTGAAGCACTATTTAAGTGAGTTAAAACCTGATGGCAATGGTGGACATAACCTAGAAGGCCGGGTTGCCCGGATTGAATCTAAGTTAGACACGCTATACCAAACGCTCATTTCTCAAAAGTAAGTCAGCCCTATCCCCTACCCTATTGCCATGAAGATGTGTGTGGTTGTACCTAGTAGGGGTAGGCCTGAAAATGCCGAACGATTGGCACAGGCTTTTAAAGATACAAATACTGAGGCTGATCTATATGTAATTATAGATAATGATGATCCAAAATGGGATGAGTATGCTAAAAGTGAGAACTACAAAAAACTACCGGCTGAAAATAAAACAGGTGGTTGTGCTAAATCTCTTAATACCGGTGCAGTTCATCTTTTGGATATTACTAAATATCCTTTATATGATTATTTTGTTTTCATGGGTGATGATCACCTTCCTAGAACGCCGGGTTGGGATAAAGCCTTTATTCAAGCGTTAGGCCAAAACACTGGAATAGTTTATGGTGATGATTTATTGCAAGGTTCTAATTTACCAACAGCATTTGGTATGAGCCGGGATTTAGTAGAAGCATTACAAGGAATGACATTTCCAGGTTGTGTACATTTATTCTTTGATAATTTTGTAAAGCAATTAGGCCTAGATTTAGAATACCTAAAATACTTACCTGATGTAATTATTGAGCATTTACATCCAATAGCAGGCAAAGCCGAAATGGATGAAGGCTATGCCAGGGTAAATCAACCTAAATGGTATGAACAAGATTTATTGACCTTACAACGATATTTTACAAGCCCTGATTATGCAGAGTTAGTAAGAAAATATAGATGAATATTCTGATCACCGGATCACATGGTTTTGTTGGCCGTGCTTTTAGGCGTGCATTGCCACACGCTAATCTAACTTTAGTAGATTTAAAAAACGGTGTTGATTGTCGTAAGTTCTTTCAATTAGATAAAAAACAATACGATCTTGTAATTCACTTAGCCGCCGTAGTTGGTGGCCGTATGATGATTGAAAATGAACCATTGGCATTAGCCGTTGATTTAGCCATTGATGCTGAGTTTGCAACCTGGGCTATGCGAACAGAGCAACCTTATGTTGTTTATTTTTCTTCATCAGCCGCATACCCAACAGAGTTACAAACATTATCTAAAAAGCGTAAGTTAAAAGAAAAAGATATTAACTTTAACAAAATGGGCAGGCCGGACATGTCCTACGGTTGGTCAAAACTAACCGGTGAAATGTTAATGAATTACTTGCGTGAAGAAGGTACAAAGGTATTGACCCTTAGACCATTTAGCGGTTATGGCACAGATCAAGATTTAGATTATCCATTTCCATCAATTATTGAACGCGCTATTATGAACGCTAACCCATTTAACATTTGGGGCAAGGCAAGCACTACTAGGGACTTTATACACATTGATGACATAGTAGATGCGGTAATCACTATGGTTAAAAATGATTGCAATCAAACGGTCAATCTTTGTACAGGCCGGGCAACAACCTTTTTAGAGTTAGCGCAAATAGCATTAAAAACCCTGGGATATGAAAAGAAGGCTCAAAATTTTAGGATTCTGACCGATAAGCCGGCAGGCGTGCCCTACCGGGTAGGTGACCCAACCATGATGAGCGATTACTACACGCCAAAAATAAGTTTAGAAGAAGGCGTTGATCGTGCTATTCGTGGATTAGTATGATCTAAAATTGGTGATTATGGCTACTAAAAAACCTAGAAAAGCACCACAGCGTAGGCGGCGTGCGCCACGCAAGGCTGAAGCATTGAACAAACTAGAAAATCATTACATAACATTAAACGAAATTTTTAAAGCGGCTAAAGCCGCAGGTTTCAGCCATGATGTTGCATTTTGGTTAATTACAGAACCAGGTGCATCTATGCCTGATTGGATCAATCCAGGTAACCAACCCACTGAGATCATTCCCCGAATTGATCCGACAGAAGATGAGGATGAAGATTAAGCGCGATAAATCGTTTAACGCTAAATATCTTGTGATTAGTGACTTGCAAGTTCCATTTCATTTTTCAGAAGCGGTGACCAACCTAAAGAAATTAGTTAATGCTTTTAAATTTGATTTAGTTCTAAATGTTGGTGATGAGATGGATTTCAATACTATCTCTAGGTTTGCAGATGGTAAAGCCGAATCATTTATGCAAACCCTGGATGAAGATCGTACTACATGCCAAAACATTCTTTATGATCTGAAAACTGATGTAGTCAGTAGGTCAAATCATTCCGATAGATTGTATAAATCATTGCAACGCATCCCAGGGCTTATGGGATTACCTGAATTACAGTATGCAAATTTTATGCGCTTTGATGATTTAGGCATCCATTACGCTAAACAGCCTTATGCGATACCTGGCACTAACTTTGTACTGTGTCATGGGGATGAAGGGGTCATATCCAACATAGCCGGGCAAACGGCACTTAACCTTAGTAAAAGGTGGGGGCGGTCAGTAATTTCGGGGCATACTCACAGGTTGGGCTACACATGCGCTTCAGAAGCCTTTAATGGCCGATTAGAGCGTGTTTTAATAGGGGTTGAGTGTGGTCACACCTGTGACCTAAAAAAGATGTCTTACACCAAAGGATACGCCAATTGGCAGGCTGGCGCGGTGATCATACATATCAAGCGTGGCAATGTAAGCGTGGAGATGATTCCATTTAACACTGATGGGTCATTTACTGCAATGGGCAAGGCCTTTGGGTGATGTAAATCACAGGAAACGCCCTACTAAGCAATTGCATTTGTCAGCCCCCTAGTGTTTAATTGCATTTACAAACGCAATTGACTAGAAGGGGTTAATTATGAAATGTGCAGTATGTAATGAAACTTATTTTGTTTATGGTTATACATCATCAATTGGAAATGTAGTTTGTAAGCCATGTACAAGAATGATTGCTTTGGTTACTAAACAGCCTTATGCGATAAATTAATGATCAAAAAACAAAAGGTTAGCGTGTGGGTAACCGTAAAGATCATGGCTGACATATTAGAAGTGACAGAGCCAAAACAGGTTATGAACACTACATTGCAGAATCTATTTAAGGATAATGAAGTTTTAATTGATCCTAAATTTAGATTTATTATTCCAATACAATTTGATATACATGCAGATGATTCAGATAAGTCCGTGTATCATAAAAAGTTACATCCCAGGGATTACATGCACTTATCTTTTGGCGGTGCTAAATGAACGCCGTAGCCTATTTAGAAAAGGGTTGGTGGGTTCTACCATTAAAACCACAATCTAAAGAGCCTTGTAAGTTTTTACGGCATGGCTATCTTGATGCAAGTAGTGATAAAACAATTGTTAAAAACTGGTTTAAAAATGATCCTGATTTAAACATTGGTTTAGCAATTGCACAATCAAATCTTGTAGTTTTAGATTTTGATATACGCAATATTTCGTCCAGGATTTTATGGGAACAATATCGCCGTATATGTGTAACTACTAATACGCATACAGTTAAAACAGATAATGGCTATCACTTTTATTACCTTGCCGATAAAACAAAGCAATTTAAAGGCAAGTTAATACCAGGTATAGATATTAAGCACAAAGGTTATGTTGTGCTACCACCATCTATACATCCAAATGGCACTGTTTATCAGGTCATAAATGATGTTGATCCGGTTGAATTACCGGCTGAATTAGAAAAGGTAATGACTTGGAATTAGTTAAATATGACAAACAATCAGGTGCTTATGTTGATGCAAAAGGTAAGCACTTTGTAAAGGCTTCTCTAATCCGCAAACACGCCAAAAAAGCAATAGGCGCAAAACAGGTTAGAGGAAGGCTATCAGCCAAAATGGTTGAAGCCTATTGGTTAGACAAGTTCAAGGAAGCGGTGAAATATGAACTATGAGATATACGGTTGGTTAGTAACAATCACCTTATTTACTTTGGTGGCATTGTTAATTGGTGTCACCTGGATGGTGGCAGTTGAAAATGGCTACGACAAAGGTTTTAAGAGTGGCTATAAACGCGGCATTGCAGATACAAAACAAACAAATGTAAAAATGGAGAAATTTACTGTTAGAACTCATCCATCTATGCGCCAAAAGATGCTTGAAGCCGACAATGAATATTTAATGGAGAAGGTTGTTAGCCTTTGGGATAAGGAAAACAAATAGTGAACATGAATGATTATGTTGATGTGGCCGAACGCATAGCCCAACTAAAAGAAGCCTATCCGGAAGCATCATTGCAACCGTACAATCCTAATAAGCCTTATGACATTGTGCAGGTAGAAGGTAAAACCTATGTGGTTTATACCGCCGCTTGTTACCGTGATCCCCATGATGTAAGGCCTGGGGTTGCAGTTGCCTGGGAACAAATACCAGGAAAAGGCATGACCGCAGGTAGCGAACTTATGATTTGTGAAACATCTGCATGGGGTAGAGCCATAGTTGCGGCTATGAAATCTGCTACAAAGCGCGTTGCATCTAAACAAGAAGTGATGGCGGCTAAAGCCCGGCAACCCTGGGCTATAACACCAACACAATCTTTGGATGCAGAATTATTGTCTAGGCCAGTTGAACCTGAGCCACAGGCTATGTATGGCAGACCTGGATCAAAGTCAGCGTTAATGGAAAGGGTTTT